ACGAACTCAGTCTAGCATACATTTTTAAACAGGTCAAGCGGGTGCCAGAATCAGAACAAAAACAAAGGCGCAATATTAGACGCCAGCGCAACCTTGTAGCTAAGAATAACCGTAACTTGTCCACTGTACACCGTACAGCGACAAACTACAGACGAAGGGATAAACATGCCCCAGAATGGGCCGTAGAGGGGTCTAAACAGGGGTTGTAGCGACGTTTACAGGGTTACCCTAGCCTACCCTACTGGGTAGACTAGGTATAGCTGTAGTGTGCTTGTTTTCGTTACTTGACTGCTTCTACAATTACATCAGTACCTGAATCTTTACGGTAGCACGCTAGGCATTCGATACACTTTTTTCCAGTACAGTTCTGTGGCGTCTTGTCTACCTGTACATTATTAAACACCTTGTCAAAACCTCGCGGAACTGCTATCGGCTTATCAATGCGCGGGTTGCTGAATATCAGTATAAGGTTGCTGGGTTGCTTGTAGGTCTTGTGGTACTTGCGGATTAATTCAGCGCGTTTCGTCCATATGGCGACGTTGCAATGCGGATTCTTTAACGCTATCGCGTGACAGTTCAATAGGTGCGTCATGTTGATTAATTCACCATGGCCGTTGATTCTCAGAAATGCGTGATTGAGCACTGGTAGATCGTCCCAACGAATGGGTTTTGCGAATGCTTCTGAATTGCGCTCAAATGCTGGTACGCAATTCTTACGAAACGTGGACAACATGCGGTGTGAGTAGCATTTACCGCATATGGTGTCCGTCTCCTTTTGACGGATGCAAAACTCGTTGCTAGTGGTATTCGTATTGTAGGCTGGTATACCTTTAAGCTTACCGCTCATTTTTGATAGTTGAATCACTGTTTTGCCCTATGTTTGCGTTTGAACGCCTCGCGGCGTTTTCGGGTATATAACCCTCATCGGAAACGCTGATTAGTTGTTAGGGGTCCAGTCTGAAAACAAAGATATTGAGTCTTTATCGAACCTGATTACCCAATGAGTGCTTTTGCTTTTGTTGTGGTAATCGTTCACGGTTTGGCCCGGCCTTACTTTGGCGATAACGAACATTTGGCCCATGTTGTGGTTGCCCCATGATCTAGCGGCCTTTAACGATGTAAACCTTTTGTGGTATGTCATGATTTATTCTCCTTACTTGGTTGCGATAAAAAGTATATAAGCGAAAACAAACAGCAGAGTTATCGAGACTACCCAGAATTCAAGCGGGCTCATGTCCATTCCGCGTCATCTGTCTGACTTGTAAGAGTGATACTCGGAAAAGCCTTTTGACATAACCCTGATTGCCTCGGCCACAGTGGAAAAGCCAGCTTCAACCACATCACTCTCGATTTCCTCTACCGTCATACAGTAGTAAGGGACTTCCCAACCTATCCACTGCATGTCGCCCGTGGGTTCCGACGCCATTAGCGCGTCGTTTTCGTGTAGTTGGCTGTAGGCCATTATTGCCTCGGCTATCTGTCTTGGGGTTTGCTTTTCGTTTGTCATTGGTTTGCCCATAGGTTGTGTGAATTCGGATGATAAACACGAAAGAGGTTACGGTGTCAAGCACTATATGATGTCGCACCCATACACCCACACGTCCCGCTGTGGTGTTCGGGTTCTACGGTTCCGGTTACCGTATGGTTCTGAACCTATGGCAATTACTGAGCGGCTAGACTGCGGCTAGTGTAGCGGGCAAGGTCTTGCGTCCTTCATGCGCGTGATGCGCGTGCGCGCGTGCGACCCCCCCCGGCCCCCTTTCTTCATTTATATATATATATTTATTCTATCCATTCAGCCATCAGTAATTTTAGATAACATAAGCATCCACTAATATGGCAGATAAACGTAAAAGAGAAATGGGGTTAAATGGTCGATCTAGCCTGCTGGGAGTTCTAAGTGGACACCCGGTGTATAAGGGGTTCCAAGGTGCTAGGGGTCTTCTGGATATATTAATTCCATCAGCACAGGCGAATGAGTTTAATCTACCAATAGATGATAGATTATGGCATTCTGAGTACCTGTATGGAAAACCAGCAATTCCCGGCGTTGCCGGAAAGTATAAAGATGTTAAGGCGGGTAGGGGTAATAAGGTATTAGCTAGGCTTGATTTAACAGCGGGAGAAAGGGCTGGGCAGGAAGATAAGGTTGCTAGAAAAAGCCAAGGGCAACCCCTCAAGGCAGAACAACCAAAGGGGGCAAAAGGCCCGGGGTTGACTAATATACATGTCTTCGATGAGGAAGCTGGAAAGTTAAAAACTGAGAGGATAGGGGTTACGAGGGGTGCAGCTTTAAAAGGTAAAATAGATTTTGTAGTAGACCAAAACGCTAGAAAGAGTACTTTAAAGTCTGGCAGTAAGACCGCTAACACTGGAGTTGTTGGGTCTAACTTTCCCAGAATGACTGAAAAGCAAATAAACAACTTAAAAACAAATGGAGTTGTTTTGCGGTATAACCCCATGACGCAAAATGCGTTTACTGATTTACATGGTCGGATCGTGAAGCCCTTAAATGGTTACGCTTGGAGCGAAGGTGGTAGGGTATGGGTATTGGATAACAACTGGTCTAAGAAGGGGGTTAAGTTCTATGAAAGTGGGGCATCCTTACCAAAAGATATAAGAGATAATATTAAAAAGGGAGATATGAAGTACAATTTTAGCCCTAGAGATGAAAAACCTAGTCGGAGAAGAAGCGCGACAGGTGGTGGTGGATTTGGTGGTGGTAGATGGGTAAGAGACAAAATGGGCCGTAGACACTTGAAGATAATGTGAGAAGTACTAATGGCTTTAACCAAATCACAGAAAAAAGCTAGAAATAAACCCGGCGGGTCTAATGTCGGTGAGTACAATAGAGTAAAAGACTCAGACTTCTGCGGCCCTGCTGGTGGCGCACCCAAAGGGAGCTTCCCTGTAAACACGTTAGCGAGAGCTAGGTCGGCAATCAAGTTAGCGCATAATGCGCCCAACCCTTCTGGAATCCGATCTTGTGTTTATAAAAAATGGCCCACTTTAAAGAAATAATATGAGAACAGAAAAGCAAGAAACATTCATTGAGCAATACTGTCTGACGGGTAATGCTACTCGTTCAGCAGAACTCGCTGGCTATGGTTCTCCAAAGCAGCGGGGCTACGAGCTAAAGAATAAGTACGCCAGAGAGATAGAAGAGCGACAGAAGAAGATGTTGCAGGATTGTGTGCCGGGAGCGTTGGCACAGTTACGCAGCCTTGTTGACGCAGCGGAGTCTGAAAGTGTTAGGCTAGGCGCGATAAAGGATGTTCTTGATAGAGCTGGCCTAAAGCCAGTGGAGAGGGTTCAGCAGGAAATATCCCATGTCGAGCAAGCTTCAACAGATGAACTGAAGAGGGAGCTAGAGGCTTTGATGGGGACTTCTACAATAGATGAAAAACCGGAACTTATGAATTGATGAGTCATTTAAAAGAACAGAATAAAAACTATTTTGAGCATTTAGCTTTTTCTTGGAAAACCAGCAGCCAGCTATTAGTATTGGTTGTGGTTGGGGTTGTTCACGGAGTGTTCCCATTTATATTCCCTACTTGGGTTTCCTCAGAGCTTCACAGAATAGATAAAAAATTAGACGTATAGTTACACCCACTTATGATACAGGCTCAAAAAGCCAGCAGGGTAGACCTTCAAAAAGCTGTTGAGGTGATGAGGGAGCTGAGGAAGCGAGAGCGGTACAACAAGCTCGATTTCTACGACCCCTACCCCTACCAGAAGGGATTTCATGAAACTGGCTTAGAAGCTAATCAGAGGCTTCTGATGGCGGCTAACCGAATAGGGAAGTCCTACTGTGGTGCTGCCGAGATAGCCTACCATATAACAGGGCTTTACCCTAAGTGGTGGAATGGTCGTAGATTCACGCAGCCAATCACAGCGTGGGCTGGTGGAGTATCAAACGAAACAACAAGAGATATAGTACAAGCAGAATTATTGGGTTCCCCCGATGACCCTACGGCTTATGGTTCCGGCTCGATTCCCCGAAATACTCTTATAAAAACGGAGCGCAAGCCCGGAGTACCAAACGCTAAATCAATGGCGCTAGTTCGTCATGTCAGCGGCGGGAACTCATCTTTATTTTTCAAGGCTTATGAGATGGGTGTTGAAAAGTGGCAAGGTCGTTCAGTAGACTGTGTATGGCTGGACGAAGAGCCTTCTAGGGACATCTACTCCCAAGCAGTGACAAGAACGCTAGATAGACGCGGCATGGTGTATATGACGTTTACGCCTGAGTCTGGCATGACAGAGACGGTGGCAAGTTTTGTAAACAACTTAAAGCCGGGACAGTCTTTGACCAATGCAACTTGGGATGACGCCTCAGAAAGGATAATGTCTATGAATGGGCATTCTGGTCATCTAAATGAAGCGGTGATGGAGCAGATATTATCTAGTTATTCCCCGCACGAACGGGAGATGAGGAGGTACGGAAGACCATCTCTAGGGTCGGGCCTTGTTTTCCCAGTAGCGGAGGATAAGTTATTCATAGACCCGATAACTATAGAAGAACACTGGCCTA